TAAACTCTCCACCTGTATCAATTACGATAGATTGCTTTTTCCATTCTTTACCTGCTTTAGATACTCCTGTTTCTAATTCAAGTTTCTTTACTAGTTTTCCTGTTACTTCCATTTTTATTGTGCCTGTTTTTGCAGGTCTTTATTAATTAATTATTGTTTCTTTAAATCTGTTGGCACTTCTATTGAGTTCAGTTCGTCTATGATACCTAAAACCCCATTAGTCTTTTCTTCTGTTTTATCAGCAGATAAAAGCTCATCTATTTTAGCTTGTTGTTTCTTAGATATTTTATATTTACATAGCCTTTCCCTAACTGTGTCTCCTTTACCCTCTCCAATAGCTACAACCATAGCTGAAAATTTAGCGTCAGATAGTTTTTCTATTTTAGGCTTTTTAGGTTTATCTTGTGCTTTAGCATTTAAAACTTCATCAGCACTTGCAATAGCTACATCTAATCCTATTCCAATGTTAGCTAAAGCCCTACCCCAAGCACTTGTTTCGCAATTCTCTATGAAAGAAGTTTTGTTAATATAAGAACTCCCTTTGCTTTCGTAAGCAATTCCTGAAGCTATAACCCTACCTTTTTCATTTGAAATAGTTGCTTTAATTACACATCTATCTTCAGTTAAGTCAATAACTTCTGATGTCAAAGACCAATCTTTAAAGTTTTCCCTAAAGTATTTAATCCTTTCTTTTACTTCTACATACTGTTTTCCGTGAATGTTTATTGTTTTCATATTCATATATTTCCACCTATGTTAATTGGCTAGGATTTTTGCCTGTTAATAATTTCGTTAAAAATACTAAACTAAATTGATTATAGTTGGTAAGCTGTCGTTTTTTTTATAGTGTTTTTTATAGATTGGCTTAAGTTCTACATCCCAACAGTCTTTCTGTTGCCATCCTTTAGTCTTGAGCATTTCACAAGCTTTTCTGTAGCATTGTAAAGTAGTTCCTATAACAACAACTGAGCGGCTGTTGTAAGTTAAGTCATTGCCGCCTGAACTTGTTACCATAGCAGGAATGTATTGAGGTTTTAACAACCAATGTTCAGCTATTACTTTTTTATCATCTATTAGCTTACCTGTAATAAAAGATATTTTAGGTTCGCTGTAATCTACATAAGTAGAGTGTTCTAAGTATTCTGCGTCTTTTCTAGTCATCTTAATAGTTTTGAATGTAAAGTAAAGTAGCTAAGATTGAAGCTCCTACTATTGCTAATTGAGCAACTACATCTAACATTTTGTTTATTCTTTTTGCTCTCTCTTTAGTTAGATTTATCTCATTATAATTTTGTTCTTTGTTTTTAATAAAAAAGTTTGTCTTTTCTTTTTCATTTAAGAAGTAAGTAGCTCCTGTGTTATTGTTTACGATTTTGTATTTCATTTCTTGATTATTTGTGGGGGTTTTTACACCCCCTGATTAATTTAGTTTAGTTGTTAATATAGTCCTGAAGGAACACTACAGTTGTCTTGCTCAAATTCGCCATATGTATTTTTGTAAAACCTTATAGTATATACTCCTTGTTTTCCCTTTAGTTTAGCTAAACAGAACAATATATTAGCTCCCTCACTCCATCTTAAGTTTTCAATTTCTAATACTTTAGTGCCTGTATTCACTCTGTTAAACGAGCTACCTCCGTAAGCTGTACTCATATTATAACCTGATTTAATAATAAAGCCCTTAACATCATTTTGATAAGGCTGTAATTTACTTGCTTTAATTGTTATCATTTCTTGATTATTTAATTAATTTAATTTTGACAAGGCAAAGATATAAAAAAAAATAGATACTAACATAATTATTATCAAAGTTATTAACAATTTAAGTGTTAAGAGTGTTTTTACTAGATAAGCAACTTTAAGTGCTGTCTAGTATATTACCATTAAAAAGATGTGAAAGTGCCTAAAACGGCTAAAGGGGGTTATAAATTTAGCAATAAAATTACTAAGATTATAAGCATATACATTAAAAATATGTTGGTTGATTGGCTTTCTTCCATTAGAAATAATGTACAAGTCTTGCTATTTGCCCTGATTTTTTGGAATGTATAAATCCTTCTACCGCTTTCTGAACACCACAGAAACCTTTTCTATTGTGCCAACTATCAGTTCCGCTTGGTGAACGCATATACTCAACAGTTACACCTATAAAGTCTTTAGCGTCTAGCCATTTGTATTTTACTTTGTGGTGAATGTGATGTAAATACCAATATCTGTATTTAGTTTCAGCCCATTCTTGCGGTTTTTCGTTTGCCATTAACATAGGAAGCTTATCCATTTTAGCTCCGTCTCCGTGTTCAAGCCCTATAAGATTAGAACCGTACTTGTAGTATTTCCTGTGTGATACTGATATGTCAAAAGTTACATCATTTGTATTTCTGAACCAAGACTTTAAAGAGTGTGCTAAATGAAAGCCGCTTTGATAATCGTGATTAGACATTGAATGAACTACATCAACAGGAGCAACCTCTCTTAGTATCTCAACACATTTCACGTAAAGTTTTAAAGCTACTTCAAAATGTTGCCACCATTTACCGTCTGCGTCTTGTGGTGTTCCTGCTGTTGTCGTATTATATACATTGTCTATATGTAGCACGTCATTACCTACGCAAAATAAAACCCTATCTATACTAAACCCCTGAGCTTTACTTATAAGTCCTGTAACGCCTTCTAAAACTCTATTGTAAGCTATCTCAGTATTATAGTCGTCTCCTGTTTCTAAAGCTACTCCTAGTTTACCAATATGAATGTCAGCAGGGTTTATGACTAATAGGTGTTCACCTTTAACTCTTTTAATTGTTGGGTATTTTGGAGAGTAGTCTTCTATTAGACTTTGTATGTCTTCAAGTAGTTCTACCTTATCTGTTCCGTATTGTTCTTTGGTAACTATTGAAAAGCGTAACTCCCCTGACATACTTTGCCAATGTTTAACGCTTACAATATCCTTTTTATTTATTCCCCTATCTTTAAGGTGAATATCTAAAGCAGTATTGCCGTTAATGTTCTGTAAGTCCTTCCCCCTGCTTTCATTGATTAACTCAACTTCTTCAGGGGAAAGTCTTATTCTTGTTCCTGCCAAAATTTACTTTTTAATATCAGCAATTCCTTGACCTAATACAAGTGCTGAAATACTTAGTAATATTCCTTTTACTTCTTCTGCGTTCAATCCAAATTTTTCGCTTAATACAGTTGTTAAAATTCCAACTACTGTGTACCAAAATTTACGACTACTAAACATATTCATTAAAATTCCGTTTACGTACTTTTCTAAAAACTTTTTCATAACTATTTATTTTTGATTATTAAATTAATATTTTCTCCGCCCAAATATATAATTTCTTGCATAACTAAATCCATAGCTAGGCGAGAGTTTTCAACAATGTCTTGTTCACGACCTTTTCCTACTAGAATACAGCCGCTTGTATCTTTAGCTGTGTTACCCCTATGAAATAAGATATAATCCCTATTAGGAACGTCCTGAACTAATAAGTGTAAGTAATCCCTTGTAGCACTTTCTCTTGCTAATCTAAGTCTTACCTTATACCGACCTTTAGGAATACAGCTTATACTTCTTTGATTGTCTATCCAAGGATTTTCTAATGTATCACAGAAACTTTCACCATTAATAAACAATCTACCAATAGTAGATTTTTCTGTGAAGGTATCTCTTATGATTAAAAGATTAACGACCTTGACCTCTGTAGGCTTTTTTAAAACCGTTCTGTCCTTTACTTGCATTTTTGGAGTGTATTCCCTTTCGTTTCTTTTTAACGCTCTTAAAAGAGCTTGTAACAACTTTACGAGCCATCTAGTTATTTTTATCAAATTGAATGAATTTATATATAGTATATGCTATTGAAAGTATTAGTGCAATAAAACTTAGTATTTCATTTGCACTTGCTAGAGTAAACCCAATAGCTGAAAAATTAGCTAACCCTACTTGTAGAGTATCTTTTACTTCTGTCATTTTGTTTAGTTTTTTTATCTAAGTAGGATTTTAACTTAGTAACGTTTTTAGTTTTCGGTTTATAGTGTCTTTTCATTATGAGTAATCAGAAGCGTTTAAAAAGTTTCTCAATGTAAGTTTAGTTCCCTGTCTCATTGGTCTTTCAAGGTTCATCGAGTTATAGTATGCATTTTGGTCTGCTGAAATGTCTGCTCCTGAGTTCGTGTTGTATTCAGGAAAAAGAGTTATGTTGTTAGTTACATAAGCAATTAGACGTTCTGTGTAATACTCAGATGTGTTCCTGATTTCTTCTCTAAGGTGTTGAGCTTCTTCCGTACTAAGACTATTTCCCGTTTCACTTATTTTGCTATAAATATTTCCGTTCTCTATCTTAAATCTTAAAAAAGGGATTGCGTGATAAAAAGCCCAATTAGGGAGCATATCACCAATGTAGTCATCAACTAAAGTTTTGTAAGCTTCATTCCCTACATTACCTATTGTTCCTGCTGTAATTAAACTTTCTAACTTTTGATACAAGTCAGTTCCGAGTTTAGGTTCAACATAAAGTTTTTGTGCCTGTAATACATAAGGCAATAGTAAGTCGGTACTTAAATTTAAGTTAATTGCAGTGCTTGATTTAAGCTTGCTTTCTGATATGAATAATACGTATGACATTGTTTATCTAGGTTTTAAAAATCCGTTGTTCTTCATTTTCTTAGGTGGTGTTGCTACCAACTTATCGTTCTTCTTAGCAGTAAAGCCTTCAGACCTTGCTTTAGTGTAGCCAATCATATCAGCGTCTTCTATTTTAGTTGTCTTACTTTCTCCTATTACAGTCTTAAATATTCTTCTGCTCCAAAAGTGATGACAATTACCTCCTCCTTTGTAAAGCCAAATTGAGTAAGTATCTGAATTTCCTTTAGGACCCCAACCTTTATTAACTTCCTTAGAACCCATATTAATTATATCTTCCTTTCTGTAAAGCTTTTTAGCTGCTGTCATTTTCTTGCAGAAATCTCTTTTTTCTCCTGTCTTACTAGTCAAAAAGTTATCTTGTGAATATACATAACGAACTCTAAAGTAATCAAAAGACTTTTTAGATAGTCCGTCTTGCTCTGACTTACGACTTGGAATAGCTCTACCTGTTGAAGCTAGTTCTAACTTCTCATTCATTAATTCGTTCAATACTTCTTCATAGTTAAAGTCTTGATGTTCTCCATCTACTACTTCTTCTTCTATTAATTCCCATTCTTCAGGAATGTCTTCTCCAAACTCCTGAATGAATTTATCTAGCTCTGTTGCTTCAGTATGTCCTTCACAAGCCATATAGACTTTCTTACCTTCTAGTTCGTGTTCGTGATACCCTTCGCACCCTAAAGACTTTGCACTTTCTAAGGCTTCATCTATTGTGTCAAATACAGGTTTTCCGTCTATCATTCCAACTTTAGCAAATTCTTCTTTAAAGTCTTCTCTTACTTCTACATCAGCTAAAGGTTTTAATCCAACTTCTTCTCTTATTTCATCTTCAGTCATTACTCCTTTTAAGTCCTCAGAAGTAAATTCTACTGTAATAGGTTTTAATTGTACAAACTGAACAGGTAAGTCCATATTGTTTACTGAGAATATAGTCTGTAAAGTATTTAAGATATGTAATTGAAACGGCTTTACAACTGTATTAAGATAAAAGTTCCCTGCTGCATTAAGTTCATCTACATTAGAACCTAAACCTGTATCAGATTTAATACCCATAAGCATAGGAGACGTTACACGGTGTCCTGTAAGTATGTTTTGAACTAATAGCTCTTGTAGTGCTAAGTATTGCTTATCTGCGTCAGAAACGCTTATAGGAGTTATTTCAGGTGTTCTAGTCTTATCATCTGAGAACGTTAAAATAAACTTCCCTGAGTTTGAAGCTCCTGTAAATTTCTCTACTAAACTTTGTTCTATCTGTCTTCTTTCCTCTTGCGTAGGAATACCATTAGCAAAAGAAACAAAATAGCTCCCACTAAATCCATTTTCTATATTGTTTAAATGAAACTCTGCTACCTTTTGGTCTACTAAGCACCAATTATTAGCCGCTAAATAGTCAGGTGTATGATAGCAATCCATATTAGGACTGTAAGCACCTGTATAAAGTAACTGACTTCCTGAAGTTCTATCGTTAACATTAAAAGCATTAATAGGGTATGGTTTATTTGTCCTAGTGTTTGCCCAATCAGCACTTATATAGTAACAGTCTACCTTACCCATTGCATTTGGTCTTCCTGCCCTTACACGCTCTACAGGTACGTGATACACCTCTGCTATTTCTGTTCTTTCTCTATTCCATACAATATGCAAAGCGTATGCTCCTTGAAGTTTAAAATCAAAAGCTACTTTCTTTATTACTTGGTGTAAACTTTCGTTGGAATTAGCGTGTCTTAAAAACTTCTTAAGCTTTACGTAACTTTCTAAATTTGTATCTTCTTCTTCAGCTATTAAGTCTTCTCCTGCTATCATTTCAGCTGTAGCGTTAATAATTGCAGCGTGTGTACTAGAATTGTAATATAAGTCAATTAAGAACTGAGGGTAAAGGTTTCTCCAATCTTCTGTTCCGTACTCTATGTAATCACGTCCTCTTACTTCTTGTACTATTGGAGCTGTTGATGTTTCTAAGTTTATACTAAGTATTTTATCCATTTTATTCTATTATTAATTCATCAGGGTCTACATCTGTACCTTCTGCGTTCTTTTCATAACCTAAGAACGAATGTACACAATTTACAGGAAATAACTCGTGTATTCCAAAGTCAAATTCTTCTGTAGTCATTAGGTCGTAAAATACTCCATCATAATAAATAGGAGGAGTTAATTCTTTACCATCTTTATCATAAGTTGCAGGTACTTCTACTATCTTACCAAGATACACTATTGCTTGTGTTCCATTTCTGTAAACATCTTGAGTAACTCCTTCTTCAGTTATTACTTCATAAGTACCTTTAGCAAGTAAGTCAGCATCTCCTTGTGCTTTTGTGTCGTATTGTAATTTATATATATTCATATTATGAAGTTAATGCTGCTAGTTGAGTATCTGTTAGTGCTGTATCGTAGACTTGTAGTTGTTTTACTTTACCGAAATATTCACTTCCTGCACCATCACCTTCATTAAATTGCATTTCAGTTAAAACTCCTGCTCCAAAAGATGTTGCATCCGTACTTGTAGCAACCTCAGTTCCATTAATCCATAAAGCAAAATCTCCTGCTTTCCATTTGTATGCTATCTTTAAAAAATTAGTGATAGTGTAGGAATTGTCATTTATATTCCCATTAGTTGCACCACTTACTTGTATAAATCCCTGAACTCTATTACTAGCATTGTCATATCTTAAGACTACTCTATTAGTGTTAGTGCCATCTGACAAACTTATTACCCTTCTTGTACTATCATCACTTAGAGCAGCCATTTCAACAAATAAAACTCCTTCAGGACTATTAATCAAACTACCTATACCATCTCTTGTGAAGATGTCTTGGTTTCTTGTAACAATACCTGATACTGTTGGAATTAAGGAAGTTGCATAAGAACCTACTTCTAACTGAAAATTAGTTACTGTTCCTGATACAGTTAAAACTAAAGAACCTGCCGTTGGGGTAAATATTAAATCTACTCTATCATTAACACCTGTACCTGTTAATGTTGCTGAATGTGTACCGCTTAAAACTATTGAGCCTGTTCCATAAAATGATAATGCATATTCTACAGCCGTTACTGTTCTTGTTTGAGTTACTGCTACATCACTAGGAAATACAATATTAGTCCTCTGTGGCTCTGCTAATATATGTGGACAACCTCCTCCTGTGTAGTCTATACGAGGTACGTTGTTTCTTGTAACTTCTTTTACTGATACGTTGTTTATATTACCTGTAAAATTACTTGCTCCATATATATAGAGAAGAGTATTACCTGATGATATTGATATAGTTTCTGTATGAGTACCATTTACACTTTTTAGTGATGTACTTTGAGAGCCTCCTAAATATATTTGAACACTACCTTGTGAATAATCTG